GCCACCATCAACTGGCGCTTCAGGGATGATCCCTTGCGGTCCTGTAGGGCCAGCAGGACCATTCGGACCTACCTCGCCTTGTGGACCCTGAACACCCATTGGTCCGATCTCACCCTGCGGACCTCTCACACCACTTACTGCAATCCACCAATCACTATGTGTCCCACTACCAGCAACAACTTCCACATTGACTGTTAAAACTGCACCAGTGTAATCGACAACCGCTCCATACATGTAATCAACAGTGGGATTAGCACTGCTGGCGATTGTCAGTTTTGCACCTGGAGCAAAGACGCGACCACTCTGTGTAGCGAATGTCTTAACTCCTAATCCGATAGTGACAGCACTGTTCGATGTACCCATTAGAGACTGAATGAAGTCAACACCCATCCAATATGTAGGATGTGCGATGCGATCTTCTTCAAATGTAGCAGGAGCTTTCGCGCTAGTATGCTTAAAGAAGCATTCATACGCCTCTGCACCTACGATATCTACAACGCGATCACCAATATCATATTCGACGCTATTCTTCCACACACCTTTAAGACTCGTAGACCCCGACATTAGATACATAATGCCGTCGATGGTCTTCAGGTTGCGCTCATAGTATGTATGCCACGCTGGAAAGTCGAACGTGGGTACTTCAAGATCAAAATACGTTGTATACTCTTTAACTGGTCCGATGCTCATCGATCTCTTCCTACTATTTTGTATCCGAAGATAAAGGCTGAGAAACGGAGAGGCTCGACAGTCGCGCCATATACACGGAGCTTAAATAACTTCCCCCTAGCAACGAATGGGAGTGGTCGTTGTCTTATAGCTAGACGACCAGCACCGAATGATTGTTTATGAACACCAAAGCCACCCTCATCACCACCAATCATATCCATCTTCAATAGCGGAGTACGTTCACCAGAGAGTTTGTGTCTGTAATAGTAGTCAATATACATCTCAACAGTAAACCGATCAGTACCTTTAGCATCTACGTTGATGAATTTAAGTACCTTCGTCATATCCCTCTTATCGAAGTCAGCCCACGGGAACTCGATATCGAAGTTAATAGGAACACCTTTGTATATAGCCCAATTATCAGGGAAATTCTCCCTCTCTGCCTCAAACGTAATGCCAGCAGAAGTCGTATTTTTCTTCTGACATGTGTACACTTCATTAGTCAGTGTATCTCGGACCTTCTCTCCATCAATGTAGAGAGTGCTATTAGCAAACACCTTATCATAGAGACCAGTATAGTCAGCATGAATAGGATCGTAGCGATTACCCATTCTCCAGATGCGTTGTTTATCTGCGAGGAAGACACGACCGTATAGTGACGTTGTACCGGCTCTGAAATTCCACCCTCTATAGCGTGACCATGCCTTGATCTTTAGGTTCTTATTATACGTAAGTGCATACGCTGTAGTCTCCGTCCTCTTACGAATAATATCTACCGCTATTCCACCAAAGTTGAGCGGCTCTACAACAGTGCCACTAAGACGGAAGGCGATTAAATCTTGATTAAGTACTGTCTCTACAGTACATTCAGAAGGTATTCCTGGCGTATTACTTACATCTATACCAGATAGGTCTACACCAGCTAATGAGAACTTATCTCCTTCAACCATCCCATGATTAGGCGTGTTTAAGACAGCTCGATTAGTCCCAACGTCTTGAAATAGATAATAGATCGGATCATTCGGCAGTCGTACATTTACGTCATCGTGATTAGGTACAAAGAGGACATATCGGTTATCATGCGTACTGTAGACACTAAAGATATCACGCTCTAATGTCTTAGCTGTGAGACGACTGATATTCTGCTGTATCATCGGTGCGATAAACTCGCTCATCCTCGACGGGATAATGGAGTTATCGAACTGTGACTTCGCAAACGAAGGTACACCGATCGGATCAGCCATCACTAAGTCGAAACCAAGAAAGACCATAGACTTATGTGCAATAGCTCCATGACGCGCTACACTATCCGTAACTTCCGGTCGATGTGTTCCACCGTCGAATATGCCGAGTTCGACCATTGCTACTGTATCGTCGAAAGCTACAGCAAGGAAGTTTCTGAACTTGTTAATCCCTCGTATAAAGAGGGAGGAGCTGTTCGTGTTGTTGAGTTCTATACCGACACCATCATTAGGCGCAGGACCACCTTCCCACGTACCTGAGGAGTTTGTATTGCTTATATGTACTTTATATGGATATAAAGGATCACCTGCCATGATTAGCCATTTATCAATGGCACACACATAGCGACAGACAGGGACGTTAATCGTACTATAAGAATCACCGGGATCAGCCAGATACGTTCAGTTTGGAGTTTTACTAAAGTCCACTAATACTGGCTTATCGATACCGTTGACGATGATAAGCTGACCCTTAAAAATAGCAGATGAAGCGTAGTCGATATTAGACCACCCCGGCCCCGGTGTCGGAATATCAGGAAGGACGAATGCTTTAGAATGATCCCATATACGTGTGATCTGCATTGCTGCGTTGATCTTAACTATCTCTCCTAAACTATCTACAGCTACAATGTGATCGCTGAAGTATACAATCTCAACAATATCTCCAGCTAGATAGTGCGTGTCTTTCCTAATCGACTTTGCACCAGCATCTGAACTCGCAGTGGTAGCCTTTGAAGTCATTACAAGATGAAAGCGACTCGCACTCTCAACACGGACACCGAATGTCTTACCTATAATCTCCTCGCTCTTAAGTCCGAGCATATTAGTCCAGCCGGCGAGGAATGTAAGGTGATCCCCATTACTCATACCATGAGATGCATAATCACAGACGAGTGTTCGCTGATCCGCCGTCCACGTTATCGTAAATGTAGCCGTCCCTGTTAATATAGATCCTCGCCGTAAGTCTGCGAATAGCTCTGTGCCCCATCGAACTGAAAGGGTGTTATCAACGCCTCTATGAATGTTATCCAGAACTGGTTGAAATGATGCAGACAAGTTAAGATCATCATCAACGACATTTAAGCCTCCACCAAAGTCTCTAAGAATGGTCGATTTGGTTTGCGCCATTAATTAGTCATCCAACTAGTGAAAGGAGACATAGCTGGAGCACCGAATGGTATCGGTCCCCTATTCATCGCCTCTCTTAGTTGTGCCTCTCTCTTCGCAGTAGCTTCCATGAACTTCTTCACTGCATTAGGAGAGTCCTCATCATCAGCGAGATAATTGAAGGCAGTCGCGCAGACTAGTAAGTCATCATCGAGAAAGACTTCATCATTAGGGGCGAAATCTTTTGGCTTCGTTCTATACGATACCGTGACGTAGCCAGTAGTGTTTTCAGGAACGATCTTGAATATCTGACTATCCGGTACTGTATCGTAGAACATACGATAGTTGCCCCCATTCACATGAGAAGGGAACGCGGGGAGAGGTGTGTTCTCTGATTGATACCAGATACTCCTGATATCATCTGCTCTCTTAATCTTATCACGGAGGTCGGTTGTCACCCTCCCGTCTACACCATTAAGGATAAACTGAGCACGATTAGTCGTATACCGCGGCCACCAATAGTGATCGAAGAATATATTAAACTGCCGCTGTAAAATAGCAGCAATTACATCCTCAGAATATTGCTGAACACTAATCCCAGGCTCTTGTCTCAACTCTACCAGAGTCTTACGAATAAGCTCCGAAAACGTCGTCATCACTACCTCCAAGAGTAATGGGATCGCTTATACGTATAAACGACCCCATCACACATTAACCAGCGTAGTGAGCGATACCATAGAGTTCAGTGAGATCAGCGAGGCCAATGATAGAGAATGTCTTCACGTTGTTGGAGGCAGACGTGAAGTCAACGCTACCACGAGGATCACTGCTACCAGCAGTCTGCGGTACGGTGTTAGATGCACCGTAGACAGCAGTACCCGGAGTGGCACTTACACCATCTTCGAGCCAGTTCTGCACTGCAACCGTTCGATACGGCACACCGAGAACATCAGTATAACCGATGTTCACCGTTGTAGCTGCACCGTTAGGAGCAGTCCACGTCAAGAGATCGAGACTGCGATAAATCTTCAGTGAGTTAACCGCAGTCGCACCGTTAAGTGTCAGCGTCTCACGAATAGGCTGTCCCATGTAATCACGACCTTGGATCGTGACCACATTAGCAGCCGTTGCGAGTGATACGAAGGAAAGCTGACGACCAAAGGGACCGAGTTTAGTACGGTAGTCAGCAACGAAGACGTTACTAGAACCAGCTACCGCCCAATTGCCCGCAGCGAGAATACCGTTCGCACTGAGGGTAGGAACGGCACCATAGTCAGCTCGATACTCACCAGTCACATAGTCAATGTCCGCGCTGAATTGAGCATCAGGCACGTACATATTTACTTGCTGGTTCCACGTATCGAAATGCTGAGAGTTTACACCTTGAGCCATCAGTTGTCTCCTTTCTTCTTAGTAGGAAGAGGTCGCTGAATGGCCCCGACTACATCGCTAGTCTCTAGATCGATGAGTTCAACATATTCGGGATCACCAACGAGACGCTCTACCTCTGCACGGGTTCTCACGCGGATAGAGTGGCCTTTCGGAAACTTGAGGATATAGCTAGAAGGCTCCTCAATCTCCTTATATTCAAACGTGCGCTTCTCTTTATTATACTCAGCGACTCGACGCTTATAAACCCCACCCTCTTCGACTGTAAACTTCGGTACGGGTTTATCGGTCTTGAGTTGTACTGCTTGTGCCATCTATCTCACTCATTAATGAGAACAGCGTGCGTCCGGTAAGCCTTCCAGAGACAGAACTGTCCTTGCCAAACAACTCGGCTACCGTTTGCATCCACATTCCACGGTGCCGTAAGGTCTTTCACCTTCATGTTCACATGTTTAAGAACGTGAAGGCGTAGATACTTTGAGTTGATGAAGTAGATCTTATTCACAGGGCAGTCTTCATCATACATCATCGGAACGCCTTGATGACTGATCCCCTTAAAGCCGAGGTCCATCATCTTCTTCCCACCATTGCTCTCACTAAGGTTAATCATAACCTTATCTCTGACAGCAGCGCGGTAGATACGATAGAGATTACGCCCGCACAACATGATGTCGGGCTTCTCACCTTTTACAGTGAGGTCCATAAGCACGTCATCGAGAGCTTCTTCAATGTTCGTACTATCGATGCCACCAACATTGAAGTCATAGGACGAAGTGCGCCACTGTGGCTCAGAAGCGCGCGACAGACCACCGAGTGAACCAGTTGTGGGATCATCGGGGATCAAAGACGCAAGACCGAGTGGATCAGTACCACCACCCGCTGCGTAGAGATAAGCAGAGAACTGCTCCTTAATCGACTCCTCAAGCACTTCCATCTTCGCCTTCATCAGCTTGAAGATTTGTGCTCGTCCTTTGTTCTCATCCTCTTCCTGCTCGCTGATGATAACCGTACCAGCGAAACGTGACCAACCATAACGAACAGTCGTAAACTCGTTCGTCTGATTGACCGGGAGAGTCTGGTAGTACTCATAAGTCCCTACGTTGGGATTACGGCCTACCGTGAGAGGATTAGTGATTTCCCAACCGCCATCTTCATACTCGACGCGATTGGTAGCCATCGCCCACGCTACGAAAGCGTTGGATTTAACAGCAGCCATAATCAACTTCCCACGCGACTTAGTGAGAGTTGAGTTGAGAACCGTTGCTAGTGTTGACATTAGCCTTGGTATCCTGACTCTGCGAGTGCTTCGTCAATGATCGAAGCGTAAGATCGATCAGGAGAAGACACCTCTGTTTTCCGTTCTGTCATCCCGTTACTTGGCGCACGGCCATTAACAATAGGACGACGACGAGATGCTGTCTGTTGCTGCGGCTGACCACGCTGCATCACCTGAGCAAGCTGCGGGCCTAGTGGACTATTGAAATCAAGTCCATTCCGTAGCGCAAACTCGCGTACTCTAAAGTAAGCCTCAGTCTCGTGAAGCCCCTGTGTACGCATTAAGTTCGCGATAGCATCCTGATGCGGATCAGCGTCAGGGTATTTAGACAGGAATGTATTATAACGTGTCTGAACTGCTGAAGTGACTCGTTCGTTCTCTGCTCGCTCTTTATTGATCTTGTCTAGAGGAGCTAAACGTTCATCCAGCAACTTCTTAATCGCATCGGTCTGAACAGCACCTATGTTCGATCCGAGTAATTTATTTAAGTCTACTCCTTTAGCCTGCGCTTCAGCTAGAACAATCTGCACAAGCTGCGACGGATTATTCTTGAAAAGCGCCATCATGTCAAGGGCAGCGGCCGTCTCATCGTTGTTTAGGCCGAGTTTTGCCGGTGCCCCATTAAGGAAGTTCGCCTCACTCACCTGTGCCTTAAACTGCTGCAACTCACGTTCTTTAGCATCCAATAGACCGCGATATCTTCTATTCTGTTCGTCAAGTCTACGACCACGACCAGCAGGGGCTACTATATTGCCCCGTGCGTCTACAACATTACCAGCTTGGTCATACCTAACTTGACCTTCATCCTGCTGGCGTAATTCAGTTGGGTCTTGCTGTTGTTGTGAGTGTCGTGGTTCAGCTTCTACTTCTTCACCACCTTCAACACCAGAAAACTCATCACCACCTGTATCTTCTGCAAGTCCAGGTACTTCATCAAGCATTCCGTCTTCTACGTCACTGTTGAGGGATTCCCTGCGGGGCGCCATTTTGCTGTCCTCTAGCTATACTAGGTTGCTTCGGAGTCGCACTTTCATTGTGTATCTCCGTAACTCTATTCTGTTGGCCTTGTTGTACCCTCATCATAATCTCTTCCATCGCCTGTCTGATGGGTACACCTTTAGCCATAGCTGCTCCAAGAGCTTGTTTAGCTTGTGGAGGTAGTTGGTTTATCTGTTGTTCGACTTCGGCTAGTTGATCTCCACCGGGCTGTTGCTGTCCGCCTTCCTCCGGGGCCAACTGTTTCTCGATAGACGCTCTAATTAATCCCCAATCCTCCTCTGTTATAACTACCTCATCAAAGGCTCTCTCAAACACTTTCATCATTACAAGTATCGATGCAGGTACTGCCTTGCCGAATTGACCGAGTACCTGTCCGATTTGAACTGCCTCTTCCTTTTTAGTACGTGCTGTAGGCTTGAGTGCCGATCCACCAACCATTCTCAATGATATCTTAGAATGGAAGTCTTGAGGGGTCATTGGCGTGAGCATTGACCACACTTCAGCACTCTTCGGTTCTACAAGCACTGATACCATCTCAGCAGGCATCTTAGATACGCAGAGTTCTAAGAGGATCGCACCGATGTTACCAATGAACTCTTCAATCTGATCTATCTTCTCATCAAGGCGTGTCTGCGTCTGGCTTTCATACGACTCGATAGCTTTATTAGTCGTATTGGTTTTATACTCGACACCTCTCATTACGTTCGTGACTGATGACACACGATCAATTGCCTGTAGATAAGGCTGTGCATCAAACAGTTGCATAAATTGACCAGATGGTGGAGGTACGCTGAAGATAATGTCTTGTATCTTCTTACCGTCAGGCACCTTCACACCAACCGCCCCTCCTTTCTCAGCGCCACTAAGAAAGGCTGAGATGATTGCAGGGTCTTTAATCGAGTCGATATCGTAGAACACATTCTTACGTGCCCATGCTATCGCCCGTCTACGCTCACTAGCGATCTCATTGATCGCATCTTGCTGATCGAGATAATACATCACCTCCGATCTAGCATAATCTCCTTCTGGATCGGTATAAAACTCCAAGCAAACGACGGGGAAGAAGTTGGTGAGATTGTAAGGGTCGTCCCAAACCCAAATGGGCCATGACCAATTCTTATCGTTAAATAGCAGTAGCCTGCGAGTAACTCTGTCGTAGACTCTCCAGACTTTCGTGTACTTCGCTTTTTCATATGTGTCCTCATCATCATATCCGTAGGCGTGACAATCCTTATGGCCGTCTAATAGCGAGAAGTTGTTAATCTCCTCATCATGTCCACCACTCGACTTTGCATTTAGAATATGCGTCGGTGCGTAGATCGACTCCCACTCGTCGTCTTTATCCTCCTTCTTCTTAAAGTAAATAGCCCGTAGCAGTGTCGTCGGTACGAAGTCTGCAATCATCAACCAATTGCAGTCAGTCAAGTCATTATGTGTAGTACCCGGATCACGTAATACGTCCTTTGGATGTCTGAACTTCGCCCACGGTCCAGCAGGACTGAGAACGTTAATCTTGTCCTCTAGCGCCGCCAAACATCCCTCAACTTCCTCAATCTCATGAATATCTTTTGCCTTCGCCAGTCTATCCGCCTCATGTTGTATATCGGCAAGCGTCGCCTCACTGCTATCCTCCTTCTCCGTCCATCCCAACTCCATATAAGCAACGTTCGTCAGTGTACACATGATGATACACTTACGAGCTTTAGGCTTGAGGTTGATACCGGGGGTGACTTTCTTTGCAAATAGCGCATTAACAAGTCGCTCACAGCATGTAGAGAATGCAGCGAGCTTGTCATCTTGTTTATTCGTCGGAGTTAGTTCTACGTCTGGATTTTTAGCGTAGGTAGCGGGAACTAGCGCAGTAGTATTAGCAAAGACTACGTTTTCGGTTTCGATGTGCTCGTCCGAAATTCCCGTACCTTTTCTCGACATGCGCGATACATTAGGGCTATCGCTGATGTTACTATGAGTAACCTGGTCATTATTATAGTACCGAATGCACTCATCCCACGCATCTGCTATCCCTTCATTCTTCAACTTCGCCTTTGCCTGATCGCGTCGGGATTTCCACAATTTCCCCATCTGCTTCGATACAGGGATTTTAGTATCTTCCATCATCTTATAAGATGGTGAATATTTCTCAGCAGCCTTCTCAGGCTTTACTCCACCTTCAACGAGGCTATCTTTAATGGCTTCCATGCCTGCCATTTCTGCATCGGGTTCCATTATGATAACTCGCTCATCTGTTGTTGACGTTCTCTACCGTGACGCCACTTTCTAGCTGCAACGTTTGTAGGCTCACTCTCCATCCACTTCAAGTACTTATATTCCTGATTGTGCCGTGGATCGAGCCTTGCTATCGCGTCTAGCTTCGTGAGCATGTACTTCGTTGTATCCATCGCATGGTCATTGCGATCATTCGGTCTGTCATCACGCTCACCTTTACTATCTTTATCCCAATAGTAGCCACCAACCTCATCAATCCACCAATCTAAGTTACGAGATACGTATAGATGAGGAGCGTTGAACTCACCAGTAAAAGGATTGCGATGAAAGCGACTAGTAGTGAGATAACTTCCGACTTTAACAATGCCGCCAAGAATGTCATTATTACCCCGACGCATAGGGACACCGAGATTAGCAAATTGACTAGCCACTGTCTCATTGACGTTGCCACTATTGCCACCGTATCGCTTAAAGATATTCGGATCGGCCCAACAGTCTTGATCCTGTGGTAATCCCCATCTCTGTCTGATACTGCGTATCTTATCAGCCTGCTCTAGTATCCCCATCTCGCTCTTATAGAAGCCGTCCATTATGATTACGTTGCCATCGTCATCAACGAATGCGATTAGGTAACACGATGGAACAGCGATACCGAAGTCGTAGCCGTCTATGATCGGTACAATATACCCTTTGTCTATTAGCTCATTCCATATACGTATAACGTCTTGATGCTCAACACTATGAGTTAGATCGCTGTACTGTGGGTAGACGAGTCCCTCGTAAGCTGCCCACTTACCTAATAGAAAGCGATCCTTCATCTGTCCTGTATACGTACTCTCCAGTCCTTGGATAACGTCAGGCTCTAGTACGTGGGCGTTCTCATACGTACTACCCTCAATAACATCCATCAATAGCTGATACTTACCGTTTTCATCCTTAATGGGCTTCCCGTCCTTATCACGTAGGACGATCAAGTCATTCATTACGATATTCTTCTCCTTATACATATGATAAGGATGGACGAGCTTCTTATACACCCAATTACGTGTCGGGTTGCAGGTGAGTATCATCATTCTCGGACCAGTATGCGGCATCGTAGGGTCTTCACCAATATACGGTGTTGATCCACGTAGACGGCCCATCAGATCGAGGAAGTCTTTGTGTACGATCTCTGGGTCTTCAATCTGATCCACTACAATCCAATCATAAGTCGCGCTGAGTAGGTTAGACGTAGCAGCTTCATCCCCTCTCGACTGCTGTTGCATATACCTGAAGTTAATCGTTGTACCGTTTTTAAGGGTACACATGTTAGAGGAGTTCTGACCTAGCGGGAAGTTCTTAATCCATTGCTTCGGACACCACTTAATAAACTCCTTACGCAGAGTATCATTAAGTTTAGGATAAGTTGCACGAGCCATAAGGCCATTTGAACCCGGATAATCACGGGCAAAGGTGAGTGCTTCAATACAGGCACTAGCAGTCTT